CAATGCGCGGCGGATGGTGTCACATACAAGGTTGCCGCCGTGAGACATTCGGAATACGGCTGCAATTCCATCCAACTGCTCAAGCGCCTGCTCCTTCAAGCTCGGCGGCTTGGGGCGGCGGGCGGCGCGAATGTAGCGAGCAAAGTCATAAGCATCCTCACCTGCGTCAATCTCAACCAGCCTTAGGCACGCCTCCAGCTCCTGATCAGCACCCCATTGGGCGGCGCGGTTGGCCAGGCCCGCCCATTCCTTGCCCGGCACAATGTGTGCGCCGTAGAACTCGAACATCCACTGCTGCACCAGCTTCGGCGGTGGGGTGATGGAATTACTCATTTACCTGTCCAGCGATAGGTCTTATCAACGAACTGTGCTCGTTGTACTGCTTCAGGTGTGGGAGGTTTGGGAGGGGTCAGCATGGCTTGCTGATGAGGTGATTCAAAAGTCTGTCGTTGGGTCGAACTCGTCATCGGCTTCTGTTTCATTGAATTTACAGGTGGTAAGATCGTAGGTCAGTTTACAAGCGACGCCAACTTCGCCTGAGTAGCGATTCTTGAGGACTCTAACAGTTGTATCAGACTGTTTGCCTGGACTTTGCTGATCCCGTTCAAGTGCAATAACTGAGTCAGATAACTGTGCAATTGCCGCACTTCCTCTAAGCTGTCCAAGTGTAACACGTGCTCCCTCTTCATGATTCTTATCTTGTGTAGTACGTCTGAGGTGAGAGACAAGGAACATTGCAACACCAGTACGCTCAACCAGTGAACGCAACTTGGTCATCGTTGTATCAATCATCCGTCTCTCATCACCATCAAGACCACTAAGAAGAATGCTTAGGTGATCTAGAAAGATGACCCTCGCATCAAGACCTGCTGCCAGGTACTCAATTCGGTTGTAGATGAGATCAGGATCAAAAGAACCAAAGCCATCGAAAAGAAAGAGATTCCAGTTAGCAAGAGTAGCTTGATACGCTTCGGTGAGAGTAGCTCGGTCATGTTCTCCAAGGTGTAGTGATTTACCAACGGCAGCGGACATTAGTCCAAGGGCAGTTCGTCTATTTGACTCTTCAAGTGCCAGATAGCCGACCCGTTCTCCATTGCGAAGCAGATGAGTTGCGAGTTCACGACAGAATGAGGATTTTCCAATACCAGATCCTGCAGTAATTGTGACAAGCTCTCCATACCTGATCCCGTGGAGCTTATGCTGTAGTCCATTGAACGGGTATTCATAATCACAAGGTGGGTTAGGTGTAGTGACTAGCTCGAGAAGTGTTTTGCCATCGACGATACCATCTGGGCGATACGGCTTAGCATCCCAGATAGCCCTTCGGATCGTTTCAGACTCTCCTGCCTGTAACGCATCTGAAGCATCCTTGTATGCCTCCAATCGTGCGATCTTCGTCTTGCCAGGTGGCAGTACGCTTGCTGCTTCCTCCGCTGCCTTACGGCCTGCCTCGTCATTGTCGAAGAACAGGACAATCTCCTCATAACCCTGGAGCCATTGGAGAGCCCGTTGAATCGACTTCCTTGCCGCTGCGGCACCGCTAGGTAGAGAAACCATCGGCCACCCCGGCATAGCCTCTTGACAGCTAGCTGCATCGAGTTCCCCCTCGGTGATGACAACTCGTTTTCCAGTGGCGGGAAACAAATGTTGTCCAAAGAGTGTGCCTGGGACATCTCCTTCATAAGTAAATAGTTTACTCTTAGTCTTTACTTTGCAACCTTTAATGACTCCAGCATCATCGAAATAATAGAAACGTAATACGTCTCCATCTCGATAGATCCTGTACTGTTGGCATACTTTCTCTGAGATGTTCCGTTTTTGCAGCCGCTCGGCTGAACCTCGGATTTGAACATTGCTGGACATTTTATGAGTGTGAACATCGCCATCACCTTTGGTGTAGGCGTTACATGAGAAACAAAAGATGTGACCATCTGAATACAGGCTAGCTGCATCAGATGATCCACAGCTGTCACACGGTAAGTGCCTGACGAACTCGCTTTCGGATGTCTGCATATTCTCGTGCTTGCTTGTCATGATACTCAAACCAGGAGTCTAGTGCTCGGTAGAATCCTTGCACAATGTTCTCAGTGGTGCCCGGCCTATCCGAATCTACATCAGCAAGCAAGTCGCTAAACATGTCTTCGTAGAACTCAGCAGTACCGTATTGTGTAGGGCGCATTAGTTTTGGTGGTAACTTTGGATCAGTTCTTCGTAAGCATCTAATTCATCCTCGAATGCTTCGATGATATCATTCGGTGAGCTAGTGCTATCAAAGGCATCAATCAGAGCAGCAACAACTTGCCTGATTTTGTTTACGTCAGCCATGAAATAGGTATCGAGTGAAATGAACAGTATTGAAAGCCATGCTTCTCGCACCACTTAGCATACGTTGTCTTAGACCCTTTGTAGATCTTATTATGGGGTGACTGAAAGACGAACCGAATGTCAAGGTCAGGGTGTGCTGCCTTAACTGCTTTCATCTTACGCCTATCCTCCTCCGTTAATTGTCCCTTGGTTTCTAGGTAGATACCGTTAGGAAGGAGGAAGTCTGGCGTGTAGTTGCATTGCAGTACGTAAGGTACCTTGGTTGATTCGTATTCGTATTTCACACCCAGGTTAGTGAGAAGATCAGCGACCTTCTCTTCAAGTCCTGAGCGGAATGCCATCAGAAGTCATCATCCTCTACTACATCCTCAACCACATCAGCAGTGGTAGTAGGAGGAGCAGAGCTAGCCTTGAAGCCAGTGGTCTGACTAAACAGTGCAGCTACCTCAGTATCACCAAGTTCACCGCGATCAATGCCAGCAGCACCACCAAGTTCAACGATCTGGACACCAACAAGCTTCAGGCTAGTGCCATAGGTGACACCATCCTTAAGGATGTAGGGCTTCTGTCGGAAAGCAAGCTTCACCTTGCTACCACTGTAGACAGGCAGATCACGGTTAGTGATAGGTGTGCCCTCACTATCTACGACAGGAGGGCGGTTCTCTTCATTCCAGGAGAACTTAGTCTTGTAGGAACCTTCAGTTACCTCTTCCCATGGTTCAGGCTTGAGGACACTACGCTTGGGGTTCTTCAGTTTGGACTCTGCCCACTTGAGTGTTTCTTTGCGATCCTCCTCCAATGCTTCGATAAGCTGGGAGTCCAGGAGTGCAGACAGTGAGTAGCCAAACTTAGATGGTTTCAGTACAGCTTGATAACCTTCAAGGACAACAGGCTGTTGAGTAACGTGGATGGGTTGTGACATTAACAAAAGAAGTAGGTGGATTCGATCACGGTCTCTGGTTCTAGATCACCAATGATCGGTGGGTCAGACTCTGCACCAATGTGTTTGGCAAAGTCTCGTAGGTAGTCATGCTCTGCGAACAAGTGCATGTAGGTTTCTCGTACAATGGTGGATAAGGTAGACATATCCGTTGCACGACAAAGCACAGAATCGTGAATAAGAGCAATAGGGGCATCAAAACGTAGAGCACTCAAGTGTAGCAGTGAAGCATCAAGTGAGTGGATAAGGTTAGGAGCAGTTGCATTCTTGTGGTGATTCAGATCGACCTCATCAGTCTCTCCATCAGCCACCTTCATCTTACAACGACCCAATAGCTGCAGCTCCATAGACTGGAACTTCTTCTTGTTAAGCTTTTGGTAGACAACAAACCCAGATGGAGTAACCCATTCTAGGTGTTGCGCACCACGCTTAACAGCAGCTGCTACCTCAGTCTCAATCCATTTCATAACAGCCATAGGACCTGGTACGACCACATCCATAGCTGAACGAATTGCTTTAACAACTTGAGTAAGCTCTTCTTTGTCTAGCTCTATCCCATCCTCCAAGAAAGCCTCTTTGATGTATCCTCTGTTAGAGTAGGGCTTTGCATTGTAAGGGATAGTCATAACACAGCGCTTAGTCTTCTTCCTATCTAAGTAGGGACGCAAGCGCTCAGGTACTGATGGCATTGCAACCTCAGCCACTACCTTATAGGCATCCTGAGGTTTATCACCTGGTAACACATTTACCAGCTTAGCAGTTGACTTATCTCGTGCAAGTCCAGCCAAGATCTGGAGACCACTACAGGTTGCATCAACAGCAACAGGCAGTGATGTGAATTGTCTATCAGCTGCGATCACGCAATGATAATACTCATCACAACTTGCTAAGAATTGCCATGGTTCTTCTGCTGCTTCCCATTCTGGTAAAGACCCAATCGGATCAGTAGCGATACGGCTGATGAGTGTGAGGTTATTCTCCACCCAAGCTAATCGCTCAGACATGGTAGCTTTATCTAACCCATAACAAGTAGCTACTTGAAACGCTAACCACGACTCAGCTTCTGGTGTCATGTAAGACCCATCAGCAAACCTCAGTAATGATTTACCGAAGTCAGTATCTTGTGGTGTTAGAAAAGCAGGGATAGGATAAGCTCTACCTCTGTAGTCAAAGGACCACGGACAGAAGAATCTATCTCTATCCTTGAACCTATTAGCTGCTTCCATAGTCATGCGAGTTCTACATGACTTCTTGGGTTCTTGTGCTTGTAAGTTCAACACCTCCGCTGCTCTTCTCCGATAATCCTTACGGCTATCGTAGTTGGTATCAATGTCAGCAGGTTTAGCAGGCAGAGGATGATGAACAACAGGGAGGAACTTACCGACAGAGCGTTCCATCTCTCCCAACTTCTCAGCAACCCCATAAGTGAAGGGGTTGATCTGATAAGCAACCTTCTGAATTTTATTCAGGAAGGCTAGGGGTATCTCCCCCTGTAGACGGGTGGAGTCTCCCCTACGAACCAAGTCATAGCCTCGCATTACCTCATTGAGTAGGTAACCGCCAGCACGTTCGTTAGTCCAGTCGTTTGGTTCTATAAGCATAGGCCATGCAAGTGGTGCAAATAGTTCAGCATCTCTCATGACCTTATCCCTGATCTCAAGGAACTCAGGTGTAGGTGCAACAAATGTTACAGTGACTTTACCTAAGCGACGTAGATCTTTAACGAACCAGCCACTAGTTTGCATGATGCAATCGAGTAACCACGCACCTAGTTTGATGCGATTAGCTCTACCCCAAGTCTCCCATTCTGGTACCTCACACCTGTTCATCAGAGTTTGGATGACAGTTAGCTTTTGCTGTGTACCAATGGACTTATGGAAGTAGTTCTTTTTGAGTACAGCAAGCAACCCAGGCGCAGTCTTCTCATAGTGCCGCATTTGACACTCTGATTCCACAGCGTGACCGATGCTATCGCATACAGCTTGCAGCTGGTCACTACCTTGCTTGGTGGAAAACACCTTATCGAAGGTCAGCTTGAGAGCAATGGTTGCAGCAGCCAGTGGTTCCAGTTGTGATACATACTTCTTGATGACATCAAACTGGTGGCCAGAACCACGCTTTAGGCGGTACTCACTGCTTTCTTCGATGTACTTAACCAGCGCAGGCAGTAGTGCATCAATAGAGGTTACACCATAAACAGTAGCACTAGCATAGCTTTGCTCTTGCAACTTACGAGTGTTATCTCTGAGGCGCTGGAGTCCTTGCCTGATTTGCTCTCGTTCTAAAGCTACTTGTTCGTCGATCTGTGCAGGTGTAGCCAATAATCAACTCTCCGTGAT